TATCAATGGTTGTAGATAGCACCAGTCCGCCATAATTTAAAAAATACTCCCTAAAATCAGTATTTCCTCCTAAAAAGGATAGTCTAAGTGGTGTTTGAGAGATAATCATAGTCGTTTTCTTAAATTTGTAGATGAATAGTCATGTCTGCGATGCAAATACATTATAGTAACCGCATCTTTAGCGGTAATATTGTCTTTACCAATATATTCTTCTCCTAAAAAACGAAGATCAATATCAAAATTTTCTAAAATTACCCTTAGATCCTCTTCTGTCTCATATGGGATTATCTGATTTACATACTGGCACGCCTGAAGCCTTGTATATCTTTCAAAGACTGTCTCTATTGGCCTGTTTTTACCCTTTCTTTCTTTACTAGGATCTACATGTAGGCCAACTATTAAATAGTCGCAATTATTACTGGCTTCTTTTAACATCAATATATGACCCGGATGGAGGAGATCAAAAGCAGAAGCTACAAATCCTTTTATCATTTGTCTAGTTGTCTATATAACTCGGCTATCTTTGATATGTGATATCGTTCAGATTTCTCGATACACGTCTTTGATATTTGACTATATAGATCCTGATCGCTTCTTAACTTGTCTAAGGCATCAAAAAACTCGTTAACTGTGTTTACTGGCATATAACAGCCATCCATCTCCTTAAATGCTGGCTCATCTTTAGCTATAGTTGGAATACCAAAAGAGGAAGCGTTAACAATCTTAAATGGATTTGTAAGTGGAGCAATAAACGGCCTCCATACAAGCATTGCGTCCATCTTTAAGTAAAAGTCCACAACAGCCATCCTTGGATAAAACATGGAGTATTCAATCAACTCTAAACCTCTATTTTTAATTCCTGTCCTAATTTCGTCTGGAATATGCTGAAATGCGTCCATCGAGCCAATTACGCCAATTTTTTTAAACCCTGTTCTGTTTCTTCTTCTTCTTTCAAAGTTACAGTGATGGTGAGGAATGTTTACAATCTCGTTTTCAACATAATTGCGCACGTTTATCTCGTCCAAATCAGAAAATACAATGCCGGGAATTTCTGGATGTTTTCTAAGCAGGTGAATTAATTCAAACCCGTCTACGATATCTAGGTAAGACTTTCTGCCCTCAAACTTAAAATCCCAATCTATCTTCACATTAGGCTTTATATAAATGCACACATCGTTTTCATAGCCACTTTCCGGATTAAGTCTTGCATCGTGCATATAAGCTGCTAATTGCTCCCCACGAATGGTAGTAGACAACCTCTGCAGGTGTCTCATCATGTATGGCGGTTTACCAAAAAGAGATATCATATTTTTCCTTGTTTAATTTCTTCAACTATATCTACAATCCTCATATTCCTTCCGGTTATATTCATTTCACAATTCCTATCTGTTGGAATTAAACTTGTCCAGTACAAAAACTCATCTCTTTCAAGTAAGTGTCTTTGCTGATCATAAATTGGAAAATCCTCACCCTTTGACAATCTTTCTCTAATAAAAGGTACTAATTGATTAGGGTTTTGACCCCAAGATATATTTCCAATCCTAACTATTGTCCAACCAAAGAAATTATTCCTTACAAGATCCTCCATTTCCATCTTGTGTTTAGAATACCTTGTATCAGGCTCAAAAAAGGTACAAAGCGAACTAAAATAAACTATGTGGCGGTCTATTGGCTGAGACAAAAGCAAAGCTCGTTCTCTATCGTACTCTGATTCTCTAATTTCCCTTGAATTGGCTACACCACTAGCAAAATATAGAAGGTCTGTTGGAGGGAGGTCATGTAGCGCCTCTGCAATTGCTCCATGACCTATTATTTCATTTTCAAATATTTGTACTTTTTCTTTCATGGCTTTACAAACATCCAACCGGGATTATCCCTACCAAAAGTAGGATCAGGAATGTCGTTTGTTAAAACAAAAAACGGATTGATATTAAATGCCTCCACATATGCGTCTACCACTGGCTTTACATGAACGGCATGACGTTTGCCCTGTGGATAGGCTCTGTGTTTGTAATCATGTCCAAACACTATTCCTCCGGGTTTAACCTTTTTTGTCCACTCATATACATCCTGTGCCACGTTTTTAAAGTCATGTGCTGCGTCTATGTAAACAAAGTCTATTGAATTATCTTCTAAGTGCTTAACTACGTTCATGCTGTAGTCTTTATAGATATTTTTTGGCCTACTTTGTAGTCTAACTGTAGCTTGCTGATATACGCTATCTAAGTCTGCGTATTCTTGATATCCATCGTAATGCGTCCAAGCATCTACTAAGTAAAGAAATAGGTCTGGTACGTTGTTGAACAAGACCTCTGCGTGAAGTCCTTCTGCTACTCCAACCTCTACTCCTTTTTTAAAACCAAGCTCTCCAAGCGTTTGTGCCATGATTGTCCTGTTAATTCCAGTTAAAAAGATGGAAGAATCATTAATTACCGGATTAAACTTATTTAAAATGTGTTGTATTGTGTCCATTAGTTTTTAACCCACATCCAGCTTCGATATCTGTCTCTAGTTTCTCCTTTTATCTGCTCAAACCTACCAATTATGAATAGTGGAATCATGCGATAACACCTAGCGTATGCATCCAAGGCTCTTTTAACATGATTGTGCTTTTTATATGAAAACAGGGCGTAATCATGCCCTGCAACAATCCCGCCCGGTCTTACTTTCTTGCTCCATTGGTGAAGATCGTTTATAAAGTTAGGAAAGTCGTGATTTGCGTCAATGTATACAAAATCTAAGGAATTATCTTCAAAATCTACTAGTGCATTTAAAGAAGGCTTTCTAATAATCGTTGCATTATATGGCGCAAGCCTTTTGACTGTCTCTTCATATCTTTTGTCATACTTTTGCTGTTCTAAATCAATTCCATCAATCCCCGGCTCATATGCAAACGTACTCCAAGGATCAACACAATATAATTTAAGCTCTGGATTTGCTTTACAAAGCACTTCTGAGTAAATGCCAAGCTCAACTCCTATTTCAGCTCCCTTAGTAAACCCTAGTTCTTTAAACAAAGTAGCCAAGTCGTTTCTACCCATATTTGGAATATCAACAATATATTGTCTATCAATATTAATTTTGTACTTGTTTAATATGTATTCTAAGGCGTTTACCATAGGTTACTTAAATCTATAAAGTTAGAGAGTACTGTTGCGTGCCTTCTGTCTTTATCCCATACCTTTTTGTACTTAAAATGAGGAAATAGTTGGTCATAATGATATCCCCTAAACTGTGCGCCTCCATTTTCGTTTGAATCATGGATAATGACGTATTTAGCTAGATCTTTTACTCGGATAGCCTCTTCTTTTCGTCTTTCGTCTGGTGTGTGGTCTACAAGCACTACATCCCAAGGCTTTTCTATCGGCGCTTTAGACCAATCCTCCACATAGATAAATTCATGCATGGGGCTTCTATAGAAATGATTATAGAAGTCTGAGTCTGCAAAGCGTCTAATCCATCCACGATCATTGTCAATTGAGACTAATTTACGATTATCCAATTGGCACTTATAGTGAAGGTATGGGGTACTAAAGTATCCAGTACCAAGTTCCAGTACATCACCAGTAGTTAACTCCACACACCTAATTAAAGGGGCTAGATGTGTACCATAATTGCCGGATATATTTTTACTCATTGTTATAATTATGAACCAATTCTCTCCAATTTTCAGGCCATGTTGGCATAGGCATAAATTTCTCTACAAATTGCTCAAAGCTCATTACCTTTTTAGGCCATGTATCATCCCACTTATTGCCTACAAAAAAGTCTGCTGCAATTTTATATGACCTGTCCTCCTGTACTTTATCCATGTGATATCCACGTTTATTCCCCTGTTGATGTAAGTGCGCATACCAAGTGTTTTTATTTACCATCACTTTTCCTCCTGCCATCCAATTTTTCATAGCTAGCCATATCGGCTCTTGTGCATGGCCGTAAGGATCAATATTTGGAAATCCCCCTAATTCAAAATAGCGGTCTTTGGTCATAAACCATCCCGATCCATGAATTTGAGGCGTTTCGTCTATCTGTAAGGGCAAGTTAGCTTGTGTCTTTTCCTTCCAGTGTCCGCCTGCTTTAAATCTAAATCCTTTTGGATCAGTAAACGGGCAACATAAATAGAAGTAGTCGTAAAACTCCTCCTGTCCATCTCTTTCTTGTATACTCCAATCGTCTTTAATAATCTTGAATCTTGGCATTACTATCCAATCATCTTGCATCTCGTCTTTAAGTATTTCGTCAAAGCCTACGCCGAATCTACAATGAGCATCAGATTTATAAATATATTTTCCAGTAGCCATTGCAGCCATAGCGTTTATGTTGGTTTTAATTCCTACAACAGAAGGAAAATGTATTGTCTTAACTAATTCACCAAAATCATAATAAGAAGGACCATCAAATCCAATTATTACTTCAAACTCACCCTTGGCACTATCCCAAATACTATTAATAGTTCTAGTTAGGTTTTCTTCTGTTTCGCCTCTAGCTGGAATCAATATGCTTACTTTGTCCATCCCATCTCCTTTATTTGTTTTTCCCAATCTTTCGGCCAACTTGGCATATCTGGAAACTTCTCGTTTATAAACCATGCAAATTTATAAGTCATATTAGGCTCTCTATCATTCAGCCAATGTTCAGCAGACCAATTAGACGCTTCTACAGTACCACTTGGAAACTTATACATGCGTCCGTAAGTCTTCCCCTTGTGGAGATGTGCATACCATGTATTTTTGTTTACCTTTAAAGCTCCACCGGATAACCAAGTCTTAAACCCTATTTCCTGTGATTCTTGTGCAAATTGTCCATATCCTTCTTCTTTTAATCCTCCCAGTATATTTAAAAAGTAGTCACGGGTCATGAAGTAGCAAGATCCTTGCATGGATGGTGTGTCATCAATCATGATATCCACCCTTTCTGGACGTTTCCAAGGCACTCCATGCATTCCATCATCGTGATCTTTGCCCTTTCTAGGGAAATCAATATACATGTAATCAATTGGATACTTTGGATCTCCCTCGTTGCCTATTTTCCAATTCTCCGCATCAAGTGCGTATCTTCTGGGAATTTGTACCCAATTATCCTGATGAGCAGAAATTAATGCCCTGTCAAAGCCTTGCGCCACCATACAGTGATCATCAATCTTCATAATGTATTTGCCTTTAGCCATGTTTACACAAGTATTAATACCTTGTCTTAATCCTATTGGCTGTGGAGGATGGATGTAGTGAACTCTAGGATCTGTGGACAGTGGAGTTGGCCAATTTTCATCAACATTAACGATAATCTCTATCTCACTTTCTGCGTGCTTTAATATATCTTCTATCGTCTTTGCAGCAAAAGGGGAATTTCTGTTAGGAATAACAACACTTAATTCAACCATTTAGTTTAATTCGGTTACTACTATCCAATCTTGGCCTTCCATATCTCCATCGTTAATCGCCCAAGTATGCATTTCACCCTTGATAAAGATAGACAAAAATCCATCTTTAAGTACGCAATAATCATTATTACCCCATGAAATCCTAGCGACTCTTTTTCCAGCCTGTATTGCTTTCAAAGCGTCAAAAAAACTCATTGTCATAGCTACTTCTGGATTTTCCGGAACTGGTGTTAGTGTGTCCATTACTTAGCCCTCCTTTCCGATTTAGAAGCACTTACTTTGTTTATAGTTAGCTTCTCTATGTACTCATCAATGGCTCTACGCATGTTTTCACTAAAAGTACCGGGAAGAGATTTTAGGAATTTGATTTGGAGCTTGGTTAAGTATACGTTTACTCGTTGCATACTTACATTATACAGACGTTGTAGGGGAAATCAAGAAGCGTTGGCGTAAATGACTGTTAAGTCAGCAGCAGTGCCAGCAGACAAGACAATATAAATGCCGTTATAAATAGGCAAGCCATATTCTATTCTGCCTGTTGTGTTTACAGTATCCAGCACTCCAATCTTATTCTCTACTCTTGCTCCAATTGTGGCATTGCTATCATAGATAGTGGCTAGATTAGAAGAAGCTCCCTTGGTGTTTACCACAATTGCGACTAATACCAAATTTCTTCTTGGATTAGAAGGAAGTGGAATAATCGTTGTACCAAGAGTATTTACGTTGTAGTACCTGTTGGCGGTAGCTTCTTTTGGATTCATAGTTATGGGAATGAGATACTAGCGCTAGGTGACAATGATGCTGATGGGCTAGCTGATGCACTAGGAGACATTGATGGACTAGATGATCTGGACATTGAGCTAGAAGGACTAGTTGATCCAGAAGGAGACTGTGAACGAGATGCTGATCTTGATGCAGAACTAGATGGCGATCTGGATGCTGATGGCGATGTAGATGCGCTAGATGATCCAGATGGTGATAGAGATGCGCTGGCTGATGCTGATGCTGAGCTAGATGGCGACAATGATCCAGACGGAGAAGCTGATCCAGATGGTGACAACGACCTAGATGCTGAACTAGATTGACTCAATGACCTAGATGCCGATGCAGAGCTAGAAGAAGATGGCGATAAAGAGGCTGATGGCGACAATGACCTTGATGCTGATGCAGAGGTAGAAGGCGAGCTACTGGCAGAACCAGATGCACTTCCAGATTGTGATCTCGATGCAGAGGCCGATGGACTTCTGGACGCAGATGAGCTAGCAGAAACAGAGGCCGAGCTGGAAGGAGATAGCGATGGCGAGCTAGATGCAATTTCTGGATCTGGTAATTGCCATACTGCTGAGCTAGATGTTCCCACGTTTACATATGCGTTTCTGCCTAATTTGTTTAACAAAAAGAAAACAGCGCCCTGTTTAAATCCTTCATAGCCTGTAGGTAAAGTATTGCCTTCTGCTTCTAGGATGTTGGCGGTAGTTTCTCTATTCCTTGGAGATTGAGCTGTTGAGATTCTGTCAGTATCCCATCTTAAAATTCTATTTGTCCTATAAGGGGTTAGGGCTGTTAAAAAGTTAGTTTCTCCGGTAGTTCTTAGACCACTAGATTTAGCCTCGATTCGTGCGAGTTTATCTTGCGTCTCCCTTGGTAAATCATATTTAGTTTGAAATGTTGCCATTGTCTTATATCAAAAAAGCCTACTTCTTAAAACCTATTGCTTTTTCTTTAGCTGTAGGCTTTAAGCTGTAGGCTTTAATAGCTTATTAGTTATCTAGCTTAGAATGTTGCAAACCATTCTGCTGCTTGATGTCTGTTAATGTCTTTGACCTTGCCTCCGTATACAAATAGATCTTTGTAAGCTGTACCGAAGTCTCCGATCAAATCCTCTTCCATTCTTGCGTCTAATACTTTTTCTGCAAAGGTTAGCCAGTTAGTGTGACCTGCGATGATGTGGTATCCATCTGTATTGTCACCGGTTAGTCTATTGCTTCTGAATAGTTTGAATCCTTGTAGCATTCCGATCATGCCTTTTTGAATAAGGTCTGAGTATACTTCAGGTACATGTAATTGTACTCCGGTTGCTTGGACTACTACTGTCTCAAACTCTGGAGGGACAATCATAAATCTGTCTGTGTCTGGTACTGCTGAGTATCCATTCTTTTCTGCCAAGTCTAGTCGTTGTTTAACTGCTGCTACCTGAGCTAGCAAGTTACCAGCGGTTACGGCTGATGGAGTAGCTGCTTCGATTACATAGGTTGCTCCTGCTCCGATTGCTCCGCCAGTGTAAGCTGAGTCTACATCGTCAAGATCATCTTCGATTACAATTGAGGTTGCTGAGCTGTAAGTCTTTACTCTGTACCAGCTTGTGTGTCCATCTGCTTTGAATCCTCGACCTACCATTGAGGAGGTGAAGGTTGTTCCGTTTCCTGTTACTACTCCAGTTGTTACATCTACTGTAACTGTTCCGGTTGTGTAGTCTGTTCCTACTCTGTTTCCAGCTCCAACATCTCCATAGAATCCTAGTACAAATGTTTCCATATTCTTTGCCCTTTCGTTTGCGACCTGAGTCACAATATAAGGATGTGGGTTCTTAATGTAGGAGAGCCATTTTGCCAATGTTTTCTCTTTCCAGTAGAAAGATTTGTATTGGTTAATGACTAATTGTCCATTGTTCTCGCTTAATGTATCAGCGGTTAATGTAGTATCTGCGTATGTTTTTTCTGAGAGTTTACCGAAGTCTAAAATGTTTAGCTTAGATCCAACACCATTGATCTCGCCTTCGAAGTTTCGATTGACGATTGAGTCGGTTAGATCTCGGTCATACACAAACTGCATGACTTTGCTTGAAAAACCTTCTGCTAATTTTGTTCCGTATGCTGACATTTTGATAAAAGTTGTAGATTTCTTTTACCGTCCTCTGAGGGGTTAGGAAGTTATCTGTCTATATATTAGGAAAGCGGGTTAGGTCTTGTCAATAGGGCAGTTTTGACCAATTTATGCCTAAAGATCAATTTCGATCTTACCAGCTGCCAAATATTCCTTGTATTTTGGGTAATTTGTAACCCTTAATTTCCTTGCTTCATCTAGCGATAACTTGTCGGATTTTGGTTGTGGTTTAGAATTTGGTCCACCAGAAGCGTGTTCAAACATCTTGCCTGTATGCTGTACTTTTCCAGTAGATTGCTCATGTAAAAATGCTGCAACTAATATCTTAAATGGTACGCTGTTATTCTCTTCTTTACTTGCAAATTCCCTAAAAGAATCTGTTTTGCCTTCTAGTTCCGGATTATTCATTAAAGTCTGCGGATCTTCAACAAACTCATCTATGCTGTCATTCCACTTTTCAATCTTTTGTGCCTGATCACTTGCTTCTCTAATCTTTGCTCTCCACCTTTTGCTTATCTCAATCTCTTTTGCTTGCTCACGTTCTCTTTCGCTCATTAATTCCCAATCATCTTTAAACTTGGCAGTCATTTCCTCATCTGTTGGCTCTGGAATCTCTTCTGCTTCCTGAAGGGCTTTGTTTATTACTCTATTTTTGGCGTATATCTTTTGATTTTCTCTAGCCGAAGCGGATAGCTTTTCTTTTAAGACCTGCTCTTCTTCTTTACTTGGTTCTGCTTGCTCTTGTGGTTCTTCTGGAGCTACTTCTATAATTTCCTCTTGTGGTTCAACTGCCTCATCTAATTCTACAACTGGCTCAACTTCCTCTTCGACTGGCTGATCCTTTAGGGCTTCTGCTGCTTCTATTGCCTCTTCTGTCTGCTGTATTAGTTCTTCTTTACTTGGTTTTTTGTGGTTTGGCATTTAGGGCTGATTAATAATATAACATACAGACATTATGGTCAAGTTCTACGCACAAGACCACTAATTGCTGCTTCTATTTGTTTCCTTGCTTTTTCTGGCGTTGATAAAAATCCTTCCAATAACATATAGTTGCGAAGTCTGGCTTTTAAAAACAAATCCTGCTTTGATCCAAGATCGTGTATGGTTAATTCCTGCTCAACAGCCACCTTCATAGCAGAAACATATTCCCGTACTTTTTCGATGCTCATCTGATTGTGCTGAAGCGTTTCGTCCCATTTAAGCAGTGTCTCTTTCTCGTCCTTACTAAGATCTTCAAATTTAAGGCCGGCTTTCTCTAGGAGTTGATCTAACATCTGTATAAGTATACCACTTAAATGAAGATGTAGTAAATGCCATCAAGTTGAATTGCCAATCTACCATCTACCAAAATTACAGGTTGTGCAGAAGCACCAAGAGACAGCGACGAACTAGGCGATATAGAAGCAGAAACAGAAGGTGATTCAGAAGCAGAGGTGGACAAACTAGGAGACAAAGAAGCACTGGCGCTTGAGCTAGGAGACAGCGAAGAAGATGGACTTAGAGATGAAGAAGGCGATATAGAAGCAGAAACACTTTCACTTGGCGATATAGATGCAGAAGGAGAAACGGAAGGAGATTCACTGGCACTTGGACTTATAGATGAACTAGGAGACAAAGAAGGGGAAGCAGAAGCAGATGATGATTTACTTTCAGACGAGCTTGGACTTATAGACGCTGAAGGAGATGTACTGGCAGAGGGAGATAGTGATGGGCTAACACTTGGACTAACAGATGGGCTTTGGGATGGTGAGGCAGACTTAGATGCACTAGAACTTGGGCTTAGTGATGGCGACTGAGAAGGACTAGTAGAAGGCGATTGAGAAGGGCTTTCGCTAGCACTAGTGGAACTAGACGGAGATAGGGATGGTGAATTACTTGGACTTTGGGATGGACTTTCACTAGCAGAACTACTTTTACTTGCAGACGATGAAGGACTTAGACTAGGCGATTGAGATGGCGATGTACTAGCAGATTGACTAGGAGATTGACTAGCGCTAGCAGAAGAAGAAGGAGACAAAGAAGGTGATTGAGATGGCGACATACTGGGAGACTGAGAAGGCGAAGTAGAAGCAGAAGCAGAGCTAGAAGGACTTAATGATGCAGAAGGGCTAAGCGATGCACTTTGGCTTGGTGATTCACTTGACGATTGGCTAGGACTGCTAGAACGGCTAGCTGATGAACTAGGAGACAAACTGGGACTTTGTGATGGGCTTTCACTGGGCGAAACTGATGGACTTACAGAAGAAGATCCAGCAGAAACAGACGAACTAGGAGATAAAGAGGCTGATGGCGATAATGAGGCACTTGGAGACAAGCTAGCTGATGGTGATAATGATGGACTATTGGATGGTGAAGCAGACGATGATTGACTAGCACTCGCACTTCTGGAAGCAGAAGAGGAAGGACTAAGGGATGCGCTAGGAGATAGAGAGGGTGATTCACTAGGACTTTGGGAAGGTGATTGACTAGGCGATTGGCTGGCACTGGCCGAGCTAGACGGAGACAGAGACGGGCTTTGAGAAGGCGATTGGCTAGCAGATTGGCTAGGAGATTGAGAAGCTGAAGCAGAACTACTTGGCGACAACGATGGACTATTGCTAGGGCTTTGACTAGGAGACTGTGATGGTGACGCTGATGCACTCGCACTAGAACTAGGCGACACGGAGGCAGACGGACTTAAAGAAGGACTACTACTTGGTGATTCAGATGCACTTGCACTAGGCGAGCTACTGGCGCTAGTAGACGATGATGGAGACAACGATGAACTAGCGCTAGGTGATTCACTAGGACTTTGGGAAGGACTAGCTGAGCTAGAAGCACTACTACTTGGACTCAATGACTTGGACTCGCTCGGAGACTGGCTTGGTGATTGAGACGCACTACCGCTGGCACTGGCGCTTGAGCTAGGACTTAAACTTGCACTAGGGCTTAATGACGGGCTTTGGGATGGACTATTAGAACTTGAAGCTGATGGTGAACTTGATGGACTAGCAGATGAGGAAGGACTTAAAGACCTTGATGCGCTAGGACTCTCGCTTGCTGATTGTGAAGGGGACGAGCTAGCGCTAGCTGAGCTAGATGGGCTTAAAGATGAAGACGGGGACAGAGAGGCAGATGGACTTAAACTTGGTGATTGACTAGGAGACTGAGACGGACTCTGGCTAGGAGATTGAGATTTGCTTTCAGATGCAGATGCAGATCTGGACGCACTAGATGAGGGGCTAAGGGATGCAGACGGGGACAAGGAAGCGCTAGGTGACAAAGAAGCGGAAGGAGATAATGATGGACTATTGCTAGGGCTTTGAGATGCAGAGGCGCTTGGAGAACTACTTGCACTTGCTGAGCTGCTAGGACTTAATGATGGACTAGGACTTAAAGAGGCTGAGGGAGATAAAGAAGGTGAATTACTTGGACTGGCTGATGGACTCTGGGATGGACTAGCTGAACTACTAGCACTAGAGCTTGGTGACAAACTAGGTGATTGTGAGGGTGATTGTGATGCAGACTGTGAAGGACTTTGAGAACTACTAGTAGAACTAGACGGAGACAGTGATGGACTTTGAGATGGGCTTTGGGAAGGAGATTGGCTAGGACTGCTAGACGCAGACATAGAGGAAGAAGGAGACAAACTGGCCGATGGTGACAAACTAGGCGAATTAGAGGGAGACTGGCTAGGGCTTTGGGAAGGAGAAGCAGAACTAGAAGCAGAAGAAGAAGGGCTAAGGGAAGGCGATTGAGAAGGGCTAGTGGATGCAGAAGCACTAGGGGAACTACTGGCGCTAGCACTAGAGCTTGGACTAAGGGATGGCGAAGGACTTAAAGATGCGCTAGGCGACAAAGACGGAGATTGGCTTGGTGACATTGAAGGACTTTGACTAGGCGATTGAGATGGTGAAGTGGATGCAGAAGCAGATTTACTTTCACTAGATGACGGACTTAAAGAACTAGAAGGTGATAAGGAGGCACTAGGAGACAAAGAACTAGAGGGAGACAAGCTAGGTGAATTACTTGGCGAAGTTGATGCAGAAGCAGACGGACTAGAACTAGCTGAGCTAGAGCTAGACGGAGACAAAGAGGCCGAAGGAGAGAGTGAACCAGAAGGAGATAGAGAGGGTGAAACACTAGAAGAACCTGGGGTAGAATTAACATTATCAATCCAAGGTGTTTTTGCCGAGCCACTTTCATTGTCTATTACAACTTTAAATTTACACGCATAAACACGATTCAAAGCATCACTTCTTGACCATAAATTACTCCAACTACCACCATCTGAGGATACATCCCAATAAATAGTTCCCGATAAATGTCTCAATCTCATCCAGCGATGGGTTGTGGCGTTATATGTGGTTGAACCTACAGAAGTTTCAGTGCCATTTTCTGTAGCAATACCCTCTAGGGTAGTATCGTGAATCCAGAAAAAACTCTCATATATAACTTGAGAATCTGTTGCTTTAAAAGTAGCAACATGAGCTGCATGTGTACCATCATGAAAGTATTCCCAAAAGATAGAACTATCCGTTAAATCATAATAATTATCACTAGCTAGGAGGATTGAGGTTTGCCCTGAAGTAACTTCAATTCTATTATTTTGCTCTGTTAAATTGACAGTATCCCATAAAGCACCATCTATAGAATTGTCATTAAAATTGTCTATTAATGTTTCAATCTTAGAGTAAGTTCCGGGCGAAGGACTAGTACTAGGACTTGGTGATCTGGATGCACTAGCTGATCTTGACGGAGACAGTGATGGACTTTGGGAAGGCGAGATACTTGTAGAGGGAGATATGGATGGTGAAATACTTGAAGATCCAAAAATACTATAAAAAGTGGCCGATAAAGCAGTGACTGTTTGAGAGGCATACGTCCAAGTAATCGTCGTTGTACCGCCAGACTCAGTAGCAGTTGCACAGCTTGCGGTTTGATTTCCCATATCAATTTCTGATCCAGAAATTTCAGTTCCAGTAGTAACTGATAAAGAAGATGGCGTACCGCCAGTTGACGTGCCACCACCAACAGCCACAGAATTAGTCTTAGCGGGACTAACAACACTTGAAGCTGAACCAGATCCAGTACCAGTATCAAAGTTATCGTAAGTGATAGAAGTAGCCGATGCGTCTATTAACCCAATCGCCGTTGCCTGAACGTCAGTACACGAACCAGCCATTGTAACTGTAATGTTTTTTGGTCCTTGAATAGTTGGCAATACCTTGTACCAAATAGAAACAAAATCGTTTGCTACACGATATCTTCCGCCAGCAATTTCAGTCAAAGCCTGATTTACACCCACAGAATCCCACACAACCGAAGAAACAACAGAATCGGTAGCAGAAGTATCCATACCCGTTACAACCACAACAAGACACTTAGTATTTGCTGCTGTTGTGTGGGCAAAGCTAAAGCCAGAAGAATTAGCTTGATTGCCCGAATTAGTTGGTGTTCCTAGTGTTATTGCCATGTTTAAAAATTAATAAGAAGCATTTAAACAACCTTTGTCACACTAGTTAGATTATTGCTTCCATCGTAAGTTAAGGAAAGAGTAGCAACAACATCTCCACCAGCACCATTAATTCTATAAATGACACTGGTTAAGTTAGATCCTGTCCACCCTAAACTTACAAAGTCATGCTCTTCAGTTACTATTCCATTTAGACTCCTAACTTGCTGTACTCCTGCATCGTCAACTAGCGCTTGTTTTACATTACCGTCTGATTTAGCAAAAGGAAATATTGCGCCTCCGCCCCCGCCTATTCCTCCGCCAGCTCTATAAAACTTCTCACCATCTGATAATCTAACTGCAATTGGCTCTTTGGCACTTCTAGGGATCTTTATATTAGCAATAAAGGTTTTAATTTCGTTTAGTGCATCAACTAGTGGAGATAGAGATGGAAGCCAAGAAGGCTTTCTAACAGTAACCTCATCTGGCACTATGACAGTCGGACTGCTAGCCTGTGGAACTCGAATAGGAGGAATAGTAACCTTAGTTGGCTCTACATTAACTTTAACTTCGGGAGGAGCAACACTAACTTGAGGAGCGGGAACTACTAACTTAATATCCCTAATCGCTTGGATAATGTCTTGTGACTTTTCAGTCAATCCTGTCACTTCTGTTAGTTTGTCTATCTTATCAAGTAGTGCTTGATCTAGTGCTTTCTTTTCTTTTTGCTGTATAACCTGCAAGTCGTTGGATATCTCTTCTATTAATCTAATTACTTTGGCTGAAGGTTTTTTGCCACCGGCAGTAGCTTCCTCTAAGATCCTATCAATTTCTTGTAATAATAATTGTGCTTGTTGCTTGTTCATGCATATGCCATCTTGCTAACTTGATTCCTAATATTTTTCAGCTTCTTAACAGCACCACTGCTTTTCTTCTTAGCTGGCTTTTTAGGAGCTGGAGCAGGAGTAGGAGGAGCAACTGGAGCTACTGGCATAGGCTGTGGCGTTGGCACATTACCCACTGGCGTATTCATATCAGGAAGCATTGGCATCATTTTCTTTTTCTCATAATCCATAATCTCAGTTACCTCTTCTGGTGTTAGATCATTAAACTCGGCTAATTTCCTAACATACACTTCATTTACTTTAGGATTGTCTGGCATTGCCAACTTCATAGCTTGCAAGTTCTGGATTGACTCCATGTCTTTTGCTTTCTTGTCCTCTTGACTCCACACTCTTACTTGATAACCGGACTTAGTCATCCAGTCATTAGGCGAGATTTCTCTTGCAAAAATGTTATTGCTATTCTTACCCTTCTTGTAGATCTTTACAGAATTGATCTTGTCGCTTGCTGCTTCTACTAGCTTTAGGTACTTGTGCGCTCTTTGCTTCCAAGCTGCCGTATAAAACTTAGATATCCCTTGCGTTCTTGCCTTTGCCTCATTTTGTGCCATTTGCACTTCTCCAAGTGTCCTTTGATTTGCAGTCATAGCGCCTTGCTGTGTTGCTGTTGCTCCTGTTGCTTTCTCAAGCATTTGGGTTACATATGCCATCTCGTCTAGTGATTCTGATAGATCAGGAATATCTACCTTTTGCATGAAGTCAGCGGGTTTACCGGGTACACCATACCATCCCCAAGGAACGGGATTAAAAGAAGAAGGATCAAACCCAAGCTCGGCCATAGAAGTGTCATAATAATGCATACCAAAATTTCTAAGCGTTCTATTTTCTACCATCTGTGAGTACCAAGCATTAAGTAGCTTATTAGGCTCACGCACAATGTCGGCAATACCATCTGTCCAGAAGTCTTGTTTATCCAGATCATCTCCCCAAGTATTGTAGTTGTAGTGGTTTCTCCAGAAGTGGTCTTTAGTTGAGCCAATTATCTCTTCTTGTGCTTTCTTCATTAAGATGCACATATTCTCGGCCTCTACATAGTGGAAGATTTGATCTGGCATAACTTTGCCGTTTACCTTCTCCCCGCTTCTAAAGACTCTGTGCATTGTTAGCTCAACATATGTTTCACCAAGTACAGGATCTTCAACATCACTCACACCCAAATTAGACATCTTCTCGTTTTTCTTCATTAGGGTATTTTCATTATCTTCAGCTTTGATTATCCCTTGCTCTGTTTCAAAATAATCCTCTAGCCTTTTAACCTCTTCTTGATCATAGTCAGGATTTTGTTTAAGTGAGCTAAGAGGAACAAATATATGCGTGTGGATTAAGTATCTAGCAGAATCAATGTCGTATGGATTCATGAAGCGATCAACCAATATATCCTCCGGATCTACTATATCGAACGTTATTTCTCCCTCTTCTACCTGCCACACATCAAACGTCCTACCAAAGAAGATATTTTGCTTTTTATCTACAATGTCCTGAATCTCGGCGTTATTTCGCTCAAGCGTCCACTTCCAGTGTTCATTTTGAAATACCTCTGCCTCTTTATCGTTGTCTAAATTTTCAAAGACAATAACTGGCATGTCATCAATGTCTTTAAGCACTGTCTTAACAGTGGTTTTCATTAAAGGCATATTCACACTTTGCCTTTGGGTTAAGCGGTTAATAGTTACATGATCCCTATACAATTCATAGTTTTCTCGCCAATTTTCTTCTCTTCTTTCTTTGTATTTAAATCCAGCCTCTTTGTTATTAAGAAGCATTTGAAGCTCTGAGTTTTTTAACTGTATTTCTGCCATTTGGTTAAGATTAGTTTATTAATTTAGGGGAAGGCAATACACTAGCCGATTCCCGGTATATATTCTAACACTCCTCCAACATTTAAAGGCTGATTCATAGGCTTTAGTGGTCTAAAGCTATCCAAGCCATAGCGTACTGCGTCCATTGGATTACTCCATTCATGTATCGTGTCATCTGGATCATTAGTTGTTACTCCGTTTTTATCTACAGCAAACAAATAGTTACGATATCCTTTAATAGTCTTAACACTTCGCTTAGTAATGCCTATCTTTAAGCCTTGCACCCATTGTATACCTTGGTAAACACTTCCCGGTCCTTTCTTCGCTGCCACTATATTTATTCCATAGTTGTGTATCTCATCAATTGATTTAGGCTCTGCACTATCTGCAACTACCATTACTCGTTCTCTATTTCCTAATATGTCGGCAATTGCTTTATTGCTTAATTCTTTTAGATAACACACCTCGTCAATAATATACATGTCGTTCCAGTAGTAGATGGCTACAATTACAGTCGGATCATTAGAAAAACCAAAGTCTAGTCCATAGCGTCGCAAAATAGCTTCTTGTGGTATTTCGTCAAACATTAACCAATTCTTATATATTCTTCCTTCCACCTCTCCCAATTGTCCTAAGCCATACACTTGCCACCAAGCTTTTTTATCCTTTTTGCTTTCTATAGATTGAACAATCCTTGTATCCAATACATTTAGACAATCTAAATAGGTAAGAGTTATGAAGTCGTGATCTACTTTGTCTTTAATTTCAGTGTAGTACCAAAATTCAGTCGTTGGATTCCAGTCTAGCCATACTACCTCTTTAGTTCTAACCTCAAGCTGATCATATATGTTGTAATTAATGTTATTAGCCTCGTTTATAAACAAAATATCTCTTCTCGGTCCATGCGCTTTACCCAGCTTATCAATACTAATAAATTTAAGAGTGTTGCTACCAAAAGAATAAACGTGCTTTGTTTCGTTCCAGCACTTATCATCCCAATAGCCTCTATCCATCATAATAGCTTTAAAGTCTTTAATAGCTCCATCCTCTAAGTGAGGATAGCTTTCAGACATAATATCCACCTTTTTATTTTTGTTTTTGGGGCTTTGGCAATAATCAATTAACCAAATGAGGATCGAGATGGTCTTAGAAGCTGAAGTGCCTCCACACACTGCTCTAATACGCTTTTTTAATGCAAATACCTTTTGAGTTGCAACTGTATCTTGAAAACTAAAATTACTCGGTTGATTTTCCTCCATAGATTGGCACGGGAAGCTCTTTGTCGTTTGTAGTTACATCAGTTCTATCTTTCATATTATGATTATTTTTAAGTAAAAATATAAACATTGCCGTATTGACCTCTTTTCCACCATAAGCTCCATTATTAATTAGTTGCACTTTTTGCGTCATCATCAGCTTTTTATAGAGTTCTCCAAATTCTTCATAAGTTTTAGACCACTCAACAATTGTGTCATCATTAACTTCTAAAAATAAAGCTAACCCCTCGACTGTTGGAAGCTCCATTTGCGCCATACTACAGCTAGAGATATATTCATTTGTTTTTATAATAATATCCTCAGAATATTTGTAGGGTGCTTTAGCCATTTTTGATTAATAAACCATAACTATATTGTCCCGATTTTAATTTAACCGTCTTTATAATTTCACTCTTTTTATCAGTGGCGGATTTAACCTTTTCTCCAAAAATATCACGCATAAATACTTCAATGTTGTCTCTTAAACTATCGTTTAACGATCTTTCGGATGACCAAACGTAAAAGTCATTTATTTTATTTAATTTTGTAATTTTTGCGGTCATATGCTTCTTAATTGTACATAATACGTTTTGTTTGACGTTCCTATAGCCCGACGTATATATCCTAATTTTAACAGACCCTCCAAGGCTTTCTCTACTGTCTTATATCCTACACCCTCATCTTCCATTAGTTTAACGATTACACTCCTTGGAACTGGAGTCTTTTCCGTTTTAACCCAGACTCCTATATGGATAACAATTCTAGTCTGTAAATCAGTAATATCATTTAAGTTAGTATAGTGTGTACTCACTTTGTTTCCGGCGGAACTACTGCTGATAATATAATAATGTTGTTCTTCCTTGGAAACTTAGAAATGATTATTACTTCAGGAATAAATCCGAATTGCGTTTTTAAATTAAATGCTTTCCAATTTCTTTCGTTTTTATCTTTTAACTTGAAGGGAACAGTAGAACGTAACTTAGATTTTTTTTCGAGATTACTAACCTCACTTAGAGACATACAGACATTGTATCACTAACTAGTGTTTTTAAACAAATATATTATGTCTTTAATGGTATACAAAAACGCCCCCTCCATCCGATTTGTGGTGTTTAGCCCCGTTACGGAATATGAATCTGAAACTGCATTTAGCGAAGAAACGTCAAAACTTTAATACCCTCCTGAAGCCTTTACTTCAGGGATAATTCACTTCACATTTTCAGAACATGAAAAAAGCACCATTATTCAATATCTGTTTCAATATTCAAGTTGCCTGCTGTCGGCCTAAAACAAACTTTGTTTTTGTTTCCACTCTTCAGCTTGTTTCCATTTGTCCTTTGTATATATGGCAACTTCCCACTGTTGATTATTACTATTAAATTGACGAACAAGAATAAATCCGTTCACTTCTTTGTGGCTGTACTCGTGGGGAAGATCAAAAAAAGTCAGAAGAAATGCGTGTCTATTTTTATTAACAAGCTGTTTATTACCTAGGGGCTTGCTTATTGTCGTTGGAGTTTGGTAAAATGTAGTCATAGTTTAAATCACTCACAATGTAAACCATTGGAAGAAGCTCGTCAAGTACGAGCTTTCTTTTTGCCTCAATATTGACATTTTTATATACACCTGTTAAGATAGTTACAACATGGAGAGCGTTCCTCAAGCCAAAACAGACAGAAACAATGAACTAGTTAAAGATTTTGATAGTGGAATGTTAATGGTAGATTTAGTTGCTAAATATAGAATATCTTCTGTCCGTATAATGCAAATAGTAAAACGGGCAAAAAAACTCCAAGCACAAATTGACACAGTTTGACCTATTGACAGACTCTTGCAATAGAGTTAACATAGGTTATGATAGATAGCAAACCACTAAGAATGAAGTACCAGAGCTTTATAGCCTTTTTTGCAGCAAATCCGGAATTATGCCATCACAAAGCACAAGGAGAATTTGAAGTAAAGAATGGCTTTTGTCCACTATGCCAAAGAAGGATTAAACAAGCAACAGAAATTCCCGGTCTATATGGACATGAAGAGCTATTAGCATTAAAAGTAATAAATAAACAATTATGAGCATTACTACAGACAAATATTTAGAGCAACAGGAATTAGCAGAACCAAAACCAACTAGGGTTATACATCTTAATCTATTAAAGAAAGAGATTCCCTATCAATGGAGAATACAGTCTTACTCTAAAAATAAACCACAAGCTGCTTGTGTCGCTTATATAGACGCAAGAGATGTAATGAATTTACTGGATGAGGTAGTAGGAGCTGAGAATTGGCAAAGTGATTATAAAGAAGTATCTGGACACGTTGTAGCCGGAGTAGCAATAAAGATAAATGGTGAATGGGTGTGGAAATGGGATACTGGTACTGAATCGCAAACTGAAAAAGATAAGGGGTTGTTTTCTGATTCATTTAAACGTGCTGCTGTTAAATGGGGTATAGGACGATTCTTGTATGATCTTGACATCGTTTATATTCCAACAAATGATCCACTATCACCCACCAATCCATATCCATATGTAGTAAACGAAAATGATGGTAAAAAAGTATATGACATCACTAAATATATAAATAATGTCCATGTAAAGATGAAATACCTATGAAACAGGAATACATAGATTATCTAAAATTAGCCGTATCAGAAGGATACTTAGACTTTGAGAGCGCAATGCTAATAATTCTTAAAAAGGATGCAAAGATCGTTAAAAAGATGATGGAAGAGGGAAATAATTATTTAAACAAATAACATGAATACAGATATTAAATTAATACTTGCTCGAACAACTAGATTGTTAAACGTATACAACTTATCAGATAAAATAGATAAAAAGTATAAGACGCATAGATATGTTTTGAAGGATATAATCAAAGCACTAGACTACAATGCCCAAACAGACAGACAAACCAAAAAAAGATATCTTGATTGATATTAATAAATACGTTACCAGTATGGATAAAATAGCCAAAGCTAAATTAAGATCATTTAAAACACAAAAGGAACTTGATGATTATATGCGTTTTCCAAAGACTGCCCCTATCCAGTTGACAGATCAGCCGAGTCGTTGATCATATAACAGTCTTTTATAGACGGCGACTGGACGGGGCGGTAAGACGAGAAATATGGCAAAAAGAAAACTATACGATTTAATAAAAGAACTATTAACCGACTGTCCGGAACTGCGTGATAGTGATAAAAAGCTAATATGGAGGGTATGGTACGAAACAGGATATGCTAGCTTGGGAATAATTGAAGTAGGTCATTTTATGCACGCTTCTTCTACAGAATCTATCCGCCGTTGCAGACAAAAGACACAAGAATTAAATCCGGAATTAAGAGGCACTAAGTGGGTACAAAGAGCAAGAAATACAAAAGCACAAGAAAAAGGAACGTTTATTTTTAGAGAAAAACTAGAACCGAAACAGGGAAGTTTAATATGAATGGGATGGTGAGAATATGGAAACAATAATACATTTAGCGCTATTTGGACTCGTGCTAATTTTTGCTTTATTTTTAGGCCAGATGTTACTCACCATTATAATTATGGGGGTTGCTTTAATTTTTACCGTAATACAAAAGATCTGGGATGCAGTCAAATAAAATGAAATACATAATCTATCCTTTAATACCGGCAACAGTATGTCTTGCAATTGTTGTATTTGCCTTGTTTTTAGGAGCTTTTTTACCTTATACAGGCCATACACACTACAAAAGTCAAAATATAGTTTGCATGTCTGTTAAAGATTGGGGGTTTGTAGAAGCTAAAAAGGCTTGCTATAAAAGCATAGATTACAAGTAAAATGACTAAAACAGATAAGTTAAAAGAAGAGTTTGTATTTTATGCAATGGAAACTGGTTATGATATAGATAAACTTTGGTCTTGGATAGAAAAAGCTATACAAGAGGCTGTGGAGGAAAGGGAGAAAAGTTTACTTAAAGCTGTTATTAGGGCTGATAAAAAATATCCATTGTTTGCCAATCCTGCTATTGGCTCGATTAGTTTTAGGGACTGGTTAAAAAAGAAATTACATTTAATCAAAGACAGGAAGGATATATAGCACATTAAACATTGAGGGACTGGGGTTTCATTTGGGAGTAATTACCCATTTGCTGGAATTAACCGATTAAGTCAAACATCCGCATTTTTTTTGATTAGCTTGGGCTAGACGGGCGAAAAGACGTGAGTTACAGTTCATTACTGGAAAAACGTTCAAAAAGAAAAATTAAATAGTATGAGGGATATAAAAGGAATCCCAAGGGTTTGGAAGCCCCGACCCCTTAGTGTTTAATAGCACATTAGACTCTTGAGTGGGTGAGTGAGAAGTCTAGTATTACTTTAATTCTTTTCTTCAGCGTGAGATAATTTTAGTGTGGATAAAGATAGACATGAGTCTGGTAAACATAGGGATAAATTCTTCGAAGATTTACTTAATAAATGCACAAAAGACGAGCGATTAAATGGCCGTACCTACCACAACGAAAAACTAGGCTTTGATAGAGCAGGGTTCCCCCTTAATTTTGCCTTCTATGAAGAAGGAGATGAGTGGCAAACTAACGTGCGTGGTGAGGAAGCTTGGGTAATAGGGATTAGATATGCAGTGTGTGACGGAGATGTTGATGGTTATATAGTTGCGGTAGAAAACGATGTGTTCACTTATAGCAAAGAAAGATTATCAGAGTTGAATGGAAGCAAGCCACCCCGTGAGGGATACGTTAGAAGCGATTATACAGTCCCACAGACCCTATCTAGGAACGAGCGACGTAGGAACAGAAGACACAGAAGTCATAGGGGTTAAATTTCTTCTACTAAAACATTTGAAGCGTATAAATCCCGCACAAACATTGAAAAGCCTTCTCTTGTCATGGGGTATAAACCATCCTCTATTAAATTAGCTACCTCTAACAAAAACTCTGCTAATTGTGTTTCTTTTTCTGGGTAAAGCTCTGCCAGTGATTTATGGGTGTTGTTTAGCCAAGATGCAAACTCCTCATCTGTAAGTTTACATAACTCCGCTGTCATTTGAGCTTGTTTATTAACTCACTGTATGGGTCTTGCCAGTCTTTGTCTGTCCAACTAGTTACAATCCTTCCCATTATGTAATTACTTGCTTCTTCTGGACTTCTGTAGAGTCCGACTTTCTTTTCGTTAGGGTCTAGGGTTACTGTAAAACCTCCAAGCATAGGTTCACTTCCCCATTGTCTACCAAAGCTATCTCCCACCTTGTAAGTACCAGCTACTATGGCCACCTTTTCTTCTCCCCCTTGCACAAACATTTCGCCTGATGCGTGGTGTGAGTGGCCTGTAACTGCAATATCAATATTGGGGTGTCCAAACTGCATTAAGCGTTTAGGAGCGTTGGTCATGTTTAGTTTTGAAGTACCCCACCACACATGGTGAAGTGCCATGCGGTAGTTAATTCCACCCACCACAGTATTTAATACTCCTCCACCTTTGTCAGCCATAATGGGGCAACTAACATCTTTGAAAAATGACGAGAATGGGTCTAGTCCTGCAACTCTGCTAAAGGCTTCATGGTTTCCCCACACAATAGCTCCTAGTTTGGAATGTGTGTCTAAAAACGTAAGCATCTCAGCCCACGCTTGCATTTGTTTTTGGGGGCTTACCGCATCTGACAACATTCCGTCTGGATGCTTGGCGGGATTAAAGTTATCAATCATATCTCCAACCATCACACAAAACATATTAGGGGTGGTAGCTATGGTGTGCAAATGGTCGCTTAACTTTTGGTAATCAACATCAATGCTTCCAAAATGGATATCAGACAGGAAGGTTACTGATACTGGTAGGTCTGGGTATTCTCCGTAGGGAAGCCAAGTGGCCTCGTTTTGTGAAGCGGTAAATTCTTTAGATAATTTTTGGGTTGCGAGAATGTGGTCTACGACTTTATCGTAATTCCCCGAAACACTTTTTTTATCTGGAAAAGGTTTTGGTCTTTCGCTCACTTAATTGTTATAAAGCATCACACTCTTTTGATACGCTAAAATATCCTCGACTACAATATCTCGTTCTACTCCATCTTCTTCTATTGTGATGGCTATTGTGCCACCACTTTCTTTGGCCTCTATAACGGCCTGTGCAATAACTTCTAGCTGTTCATCGCTAAAATATAACCTCGCAAATGTCTTGTGAGGTGTCATTACAATCAGGTCGTTAAGATGCTCCCTACTCATTTAGCTTTCCTGTTGGGAATTAAATAAACAAAAAATCCAGTTAGTAACAAAATAACTGCGTTTTGAATGTCTGCGGTTATCTCTATACCCAAAAAGGCAAACACCCTAAACAATAAAGCTGTAACCACGGGGGCTACTATTGCTGTTATTGCTTTTGAATAAACTAATACGTTATCTACCATGTTTATCACCCCTCTTTACGAAAAATTTCTTGATATTAAAGCGAAGAATGCGAGTCCCCAAGATCCCCAAAAGAAACTCATGAAAAAGTTGTTTATCAGCCACTCTTTTCTTTGCTGTTTGTACTTTGGCACGCTTGTCATTCTTTTTAGACACAACCGCAGTTCTCTTAGCAGTTTTTCTGCTTCTTTTTCTATTGGATATTCTTTGTCTTGCCATTTAAGGGTTTTTTGCATCGGTTCGCCCGATTAAACGCTTCAACCATGCACCTATCCAGGCGAATAGGTCTGACACTAAATTTTCTGGAATGGGAGGAAGGGTATTATCTATCGTGTCGCTGTGCGTAGTCGTTTCTGATGGGTCTGCAATAGGTGTAGCCTCCTGATACACTGCTTCTGGTTTTTCTGCTTGTTGTAGCGCAAGCTCTAAATTTCTGTTATCTTCTTGTAACCTTGAAATCTCCTTGTCTTTATCGGTAAGTGTGGATATAATCGCCTGTCTTTCAAAAATCCCATATGCTCCAAGATCAACTTTTGGCAAGTTTCCTGTTACTACCGCTGGTAATTCTGTGGTACTGGTCACGTTCTTAGCTCTCAGCCAACCCAAGACTTTAGGTTTTGCGTAATTATGGCTTACTTCTACAACCCTAGACTGTCCATTCCAATTTTGATCCAACGACACAAAGCTAGCGGTATTTCCAGTTCCCGTTGCAACTGCTATATGTCCTGCAATGTTTGAGGATGTTTTATCAAAGACTACTAGGTCGCCAGCGTGGGGTACTGCGTCTGGAGTGTTGGGGATTAGGTCAAAGTACTGTTTAGTTATAGCTTTAGGCTTGGTATAAACCTCGTAGGCATAGAGGTTTTGAATAGTAGCTTTGGGAATGTTTAAGAAAAAGACCCAAGAATAGGCCAAATCTAGACACTGGTACACGTTAGATTTGTCGGATATTTCTACCCCTTGGTTTATAACCCACTCTCTAAATAAGTTAAATTTATTTCCTGTTGTCATGTTATCTTACATTTAACGTATTTTTAATTTCGTCAAGAGATTTTTTAATATCAGATAGGTTTTGAGTAACAAAAGTATAATTTGTTTCTAAAATTGTAATTCTATTTCCATCTTTCTGAAGTGCATCTACTCTAAGTTCAAGTTCCTTTATATCTTGTGAATTGACGGCAGTCTGTCCTTGGATGGTGAAGAAAGATCCAGTCGTGATTGCAGCAGCCACGAGTATCGACCAGCCATTTTGTCGGATAAAATCATTCATACTCGTATTTATAGATTTTTGTTTACTTTTTTGCACTTTTTTTTTGACATATTCATATGGTTAATCTTACAACTAAAGATATCTTATGATCTTAGGAGATTGCAACTGTTACTCTACAAAGTCCGCCGGAGCAGCATACCATCTTCCCCATCCACCCTCTTTATAAATGATTTTTGCCATTGCAACATTTTTATCTAATTTTTCCATATCGTTCCATGCAGATTCAGCACTTGAGATATCTATTCCGGCAGCTTCCATCCTGTATTTCATTCTTTTAAATTCAGAGTCAGTAAAGTTGCGAGAATTAATTCTAAACAATCCCCTGTCTTGCGAGTGATACATTCCATCCTTGCCTTTAACATCACCCGGAGCAGTCTTTGATCCAAGTGGTGTATCCCAACCCTCATTAGATGCGTCAATATTTTTTATTTTAAAATCGGCGTTTTCTCCATTACCTTCTCTTTTGACCTGTTTCCCATATGGATGATGAAGTACTTGTATTGCCTTTATAGCTAGATCTTCTCCAAAAATATCGTAAAGAGTGTTTGATATATCGTCCGGTACTTGTGTGACAGTTGGTCTATCTTGTGTTCCTCCTTTTACAGTCATAGACTTGGAATCACCACTGTTGTAGTAGGCATTGCCTTCTTTATTTAAAAGCTCTTTATTTTGAATTACAGTTTGTCCACTGCTTGCCTCTGGTTCAGATTCTTTTTTATCAAGCGCTTTTTTAACTTCGACTAACCAAGCGTTATAGTCGTTTTTAAATGCTTCTATCCTCTGCTTGGAGTTTTTAAAGCCAAACTTTTCTGAAAGTGTTAATTCAGGAAGATTATATTTTTGGCCTATGTTGTTAAACCTTTTGCCAATTTCAGCCCAAAGTCCCTCGTTTTTGTATAATTCATCAATTGGTTTACTTTCTACATTAATTAATCCGCCCTCCTCGTAAACAAACTTTGCTATTCTATTTTCCTCATCAAAAAGCACTCTGGCTAGTTGTTTGTCTTTATTATCTGATGCTGTGGCTGTTGAAGAAAAAGCAGATAATACAGATCCAATTCCGTCTACCAACTTACCTAAAATATCACTTGGCTGTGTGGAAGATATTTCCTTTGGTAGTAATTCCTTTATCTGTTTCTTTTCTGTCTTTTCTTGTTCTGTGTCCTTCTCCTTTTTGTATTTAAAGTTATATTCTTCAAAGATCTTATCCCGAACAACTTCTTTAGCATCAGATTTTAGTGTGTCTTTACTATCTTCTGATAAGTTTTTATATTCCTCTGTTTGCGATACTGAATCTAGCCAATTGCTATAAGCTCGGTTAAAGTCATCGTTTGCCTTTTTAAATGTTTCTTCTCCTACTTTTTCTTTAAATTGTTTAAGCATTACACTGTCGCTAGTTTCCCAGTCTGTCTTTTGCTTATAAGTAGAGGTGGAAAGTCCCAAACCCTCCAATATCATAGATCCAAGGATTGATGAGGAATTAGGATCATTTTTAAGCTGATTAAAGTTTTGAATAGAAAGAGGGATTGTTACATTAGGAAGCAAATTCTCTAAATATAGCTTGCCGTCTTTTAAAGTCGGATCACCCTGAAAGTTTTCCCCTTTTAAAATATCCCTAACTATTCCAGCAAAAGGAGATAGTTTACCAGCCCAAAAATCATTAATTACATCCAGTGCGTTTTTCTGTCCAAATTCACCAGATCGTAAATCTGTCCAGTTGCCAGTGCTTGATTTGCTTTTACCTGTTGCTACCCTTGCTGCTAGTGTGATTAAAGAAGCCATACCTCCGGAAATATCCACCCAGTGTCCAAGTACCTTGATCTTCCCAAAGTTTGTACTCCTTGGATCTTCATCTACCGATTCCGGATCAAGTAACTTTGCCATTACTAAAACACTAGTCAAAGTAGCTAAAATATACATAGAGTTTTTTGCAGCCTCTTTTTCCGCAAAAGCTGCACCCTTGCTTGCAGGAGTCTTTAATCCCGCCTTTGTAGCTGCATATTTAGCAGGAGCAAGGAGTGTGTCAATGTTGCTTTTAAGAAACTTAACTGAGAAAAGTAGTGCATTTGCTTCTTTTGACAAAGCCTCTGCTTTACCAAGTCCTCCACGCCCTGTAATAGACCTAACTAGTTGTCCGAGTGGTTGTGCATCAGCCCTACTTAATGTATTTATCCCATTTTTATCTGCAATGCGGATGATTCTATCTGCCAGATCAGCCCTAAGTCGTAAGGCTGCGCCATTATATGCTTGCTCTGATGCTTTAAAAAGCCTTCCCAGTAGAGGGATTTTCTCCGGAAAAGAAGATGGGAAGGCTTCCTCTGTAAGCACCGATAGACCATAATTACCAGCATCATATTTACCATTTAGTGCGTTTGGTCTGGAATAAATATCTGCCCTAATTGATTCCACTGCATCTCCACCCTTTAGCGCAATACCAATATCCTTCCATGACTTAAGAAAACCTTTAATCCATATCTTTGAGGTTCTTGGATCTGCGAGCGTTTTCATGCCCTGTCTACCCCAGAAGCTATTATCTAAAGAGGCCACAATAGACTTCATTGTACCCGGAGTAGCAGCTATAGCTTGGACAACCTTTTTTAATGGCTGTTCTCTGAAGGATAGCTGTCTTGATTTTATCTTTAACTCATTTACATAAGCCTCAAGATTTACTTTTGCTATCCCGTAAGCAAAGCGATCTTCTGGTGTTTGAAAAGTACCATCCTCTTTTGCCTTTGACTTTGTACTAACCACTTCTTTGCTTAAATCGCTAATATTTTTAGCTTCCTGTTCTGTTATATCAATGTTTAATCTTTTTGAAGCTAATTCTTGTAAAAACTGCTCGCCCTCCTGTGGAGATAATATCCTGTCCATTTTCTCAATTCTGGACAACATATCTCTTTTGACAGTTGGCGTAATTCCGGACACTTCTTTAACCCACTTTTTATATCCTTCAATCTGATTTTTTAATAGCAATTTACTTTCAAATAATGCATTAATTTGTTTTGCGTTGTCCTCACTTACTACTTTTGCAAATAAGTCTGTCCTCTGCTCGCTAGTCATGTCTACTAGCTTAAATGGATCAATTTGCCCATTCAAAAGAGCCTTTTTAAATTTATCTGTTTCGCTTTTAATTAAGCACCAAGTTGCTGCCATATATTTAACATTCTATCTCTTTTAGGAAATTCGCCCATGCTTTTTTGTTTGGAACTTCAACATTGTTTTTAATATCAGAAACAATTTTATCTTTTGCTTCTTTGGCTGATTTGCCACCAAATTTCTTCTTAAATGCTTCTTCCCTTATTTTAATTATATCTCGCATTATTCTAACAGGCGAATCAGGATTGGCTTCACTAAGTATGGAAATTTCCTGCCCAAGCCTCGTTGAAGCAAGAGATGCTATTCTTCTGGCAAGCTCAACATCTTCTCCGGCTGCATTTTCTAGTGCTATGTATATTGAATTGCGTAAAATCCCATCTGGAGGAGATATTTCACCAGTTAAAACCTTTATTGCCTCCTCTTGGTTGTTTGAAACATAATCTACGGCTCTAGAAATGTTTTCTTTTTTATTCATTTGATTGTATGTAGCAACTCCAATTTGGTCTATTGTCTCTTGATCCAACTTGTCTAGTTGCTCGGTTATTCTCGCTTCCAATCGTGAGGCTTTAATCTTTCCTTCACCTACTGGCAACTGTCCAGCAGCTACTCCAATTATCTTTTCCAACTGCTCCTGCTTTGCCATAGCGATCCTCCACTCTTTATCTAATTCGGCATCGTCTTTTAATTCCAAGCTCTTCTGCTTTTCTTTTAGATCTACTAAATATTTGCTAAGTACCTTTTCTTTTTGCTGCAAATCTTTAATGTATTGGTTTTTAACAACCTTAGTTTCTGCCTTTGTAGGAAGCTCAAGGGCAAAGTCAAAAGCCTCTTGCTCGCTCATGTCAGGGTTCATTTCTTGTACGTTTTCTATTACAGTATTGACCAGTTTCCTTGATGGGCTATTCCTGATGGTTTCTATATCCCCTTCTTGGAATTTGGAGCTTTTTGCATATATTCTTTTTAGTTGTGCTATGTTTTTGGTATTTAGTCCTTCCCTTTTGCCTTCAGCGATAATAGCCTTAGCTTCTGCTTCAGTGATCAAGCTCTGGTATTCTTCTCTAACCTTAGACAAAGTTTTTCTTACATCTTTGGTAGTTTTTACCTCCCCAATGTTTTTCTCTGTTATTGGCGGTTGTTCTACCATATTCTCTCCTTCTGCTACCTTTTGTGGTTTTGGCTCTTCTACAACTAATTTCTTGCCCTCAACTGGAATCTCGGCTACTTTAACAACACTTGGATTTACTGGCTGTATAGGCTCAATTATTTGTGTTGGCTGTACCTGCTCAGCTGGAGCTTCTACTGGCTCTATCTTTTCCTGTGGCATATTAGGAGACTCTAAAATATCTCGATTAATGGCGTTGTTTATCGTCCCCATTATAGTTGTAGCTCCGCCTCCTCCAAATACTCCAGCAAGAGCAGACATGGCAAACCTCGTTGCAATCTCATCCAATCCTAGGTCTTTTCTAAAAGTAGCCTCTGCTGCTACCTGTAGCCCTTCCTGTGTTACTTCTGTTCCACCTTCTTTAAGCGAATTTAAAACTACTCTTTTAATAAACTCTTTAGCAAAGCTCGCTTTTTGAGAACTACTAAAAATCTCGTCTGGCACTATGCGATCTAAAGCGCCAATTGCAATTCCAGATACTAGAGCTAGTTTTTCAGCTTTGTTATCCTCTACGCCATATTTAATAGCTTCTCTTTCAATCTCATTTGCTGTTGACGACACTGCTACTCCAAGTCCAACTGCCGGATGAACTGCATACAGTGCGAATGATGGAATAATATTTGGTCCTAGAATAGCCAGTGTTTCTCCTAATTTTGTAGTTAGTTTGTCTTTAAGTGGAGCGCTAGACCATTCCTTAGAAGGTTTTATGTATTCAGTTTCCTGTATTTTGTCTATTTCTTTCCTAAGTTGAGTCTGTGGTAGTCTGCCAGTGGATTGAGCCACTTTGTATATATCCCTCCACTTATTTTGTACTTCTTCTGATTTCTTCTTTAACTCCGGCTTAACTATTTCAGCAAGCTCAATTGCTACACCAGCAGCCAAGTTGTTCTGTTTTAAAATCTGTTTGCCCACAAAGATAGGATTTCTGGCAATAAAGTTAGTAGCAAATTCAAGACCTTCGCTAACCATATCTGCAAAGCTAACTGCTGTCCTAGCTCCAAACTTCTTTACTCCTTCACCAAAATTTTGATTTTGCTGTGTAGGTTGTGGAGCTTGAGGCGCTACTTGTGTCTTTTTCCTTTCAAGAACTGGAGCTGTAGTTGGAATTAATGGAGCAATACCCTTACCGACCGTATTGTTTACAGTTTTTTTATTATCAGTGCCACCAAAAATAGGTTGTATGACCATTTATGCATTAAATTTACCAAGTTTGACATCTTCAATATCTTCTCCTGCTACCCCATATGGAGAGTAGGTATTATAAAGTCTATAAATCTCCTCTACAGTCAGTCCACCGGCATTGCCATAGTGTCCAACAACGTCTCTAAGTGTCGCACCCCTTTGAACATCATTTATAAGGTTTTGAGTAGTTGCTTGCTGATCTGCTTCTTTTCTTTCGCTTACTGTTCCACCACCGCTTGAGCTTGGTTTACTTGCTGCTATATTTTGAGTCTTTAATATTTCTCCGGTAGTAGGATCAATTAGGGTAAAGCCTTGGTTTGTACCATCGTCAAATTGTATTAATTGCGTCTGTTGATTTTTCTTCTTGTTAGCAGCAATAGCAGAATTGATCATATCGCTTGAAATACCAGTTGCCCTAGTAAGACCTGCAATCGTTTCACCATTGGCGCTATCCAAAGCTCCAGCAGCTAATAAAGTCTGGAATTGATTAAATGCTTGCTGTGCTTGCTGTGAATTAATATCAAATTGCTTAGTCTGCAAGTTTAGTTGTGTTTCAATGTCTGCTTTTTTCATGGCAATTTGGTTTTGAATGGCCTGAGCATCAGCGCTAAATTTATCGTCTAGCTTCCTTAGCCTTCCGGTCATTGTGGCCTCTGATAGATAAGGGTTGTCTTTAATCTTTGACACTGCTTGATTGTAAGCCTTGGTCTTTTCTGCTAAACCATCTTCAACTGCTGTAATTCCAGAAGAATCAAAAAGATTTTTATACAATACCGGTAAATCTATTGTAGGCTGGTTAAACATTGCTCCAGTGGCCATTCCTCCTCCGCCTGCTCCTAAGTATTCCCTAGCCAAATCATCATATCCACGACCTGCAATAGCAGCCTTGGCTGTTTCTGGTGTGTGTCCTTTGGCTGTCATGGCAGCGATCAAAGCAGCTTCTCCTCCTTGCTGTTGCATTGGTTGAGCCTGCATTTGTGCTTGTGGCTGTCCAGTAGGAACAGCTTGCCCTTGGGGTTGCGCTTGTGGTTGAGCCTGTGGCTGTTGAGTGGTTGCTCCTCCATTCTTGAGCATATTCAAAAGTGTCGTGTTTTGTTCTGCACTACCTGTATAGTTTTGTATTCCTTTTGAAGCAGCTAATTTAGCACGAGAACCATAACTGGAGTCCTGTCCAGTAGACCTTAGATAATCAACTATTGAGTTTCCTGTATAAATTTTAACCAATCCTCCCCTCTAGTTGTTTATTGTTTATTCCCCACGTCTTTGTATTTTCGGGCATAGGTTTTCCAAAAGTAATTTCGTAGTGACACTTCATACAAAGAGTTCTGCAATTATTTATGTCAAATCTTAACTCCACATACTCTGCCCAAGGTTGAATATGGTCTACTTGGAGGATGCCTCCTCTAACCTGACACAATTGGCAAGTATAGTTATCACGCTCTAACACTGTTTTTTGAATTTCCATCTTAAATTTATTTCTATCCATTCTATTTTGTGTCGTTATTCCGCCTTTCCAATTTGGATTTGTTTTTCCGCTAGGAACTTGACCTTTCTTAAATGATCCCGAATTTGCTCTCATCAAACCTTTTATACCCTTATTCCAAGCCTGAGGCATAACACCTGTTTTGCCTTTATTCCAAGGCGTTACTCCCTTTTTAAAACCTCCACGCTTACCACTGAAAACTTTAAGCCTTCTTCCTTCAGCGTAGGCTTTTTTTAAGCCTTCACTTATAATTCTACTTCTTTCTGTTGGGTTGCTGTATATTCCTTTTGGCATATTAGATGTCAAACCTTCCTCTCATATCTCGACTATTTCTTGCTCCAAAAAAGTCCGGAACGTCAAAAAATGGCATATTCTTTTCATACTTAGCCATTTCCTGTCTAATTTTACCCCAAGAAGTAGCCAAAATCTGTTTTGCTTCCATACTTTTAAATTCAGCGCCTTTATCGTTGTCTGCCTTGGCTCTAAGTATTGCCATTGCTTCCAGTACAACTGCTTCATTTACTTCTGGTGTTGAGTAAGAAAAGACAGTGGTATCAGAATCACTTGTCATTGTAGTTACTACCTTTTTACCCCAGACACATATTTCTAAATCAGCAGTCGTTGGAACTGGAAAGATAAAATACTGCCTATTAAAGTTTGCCCATTTTTTACTTGTGTCATCGGAATTGTCTGTTTTCCAATTCAAATAATCGTCAAAAGTTAGTGGTGATCCATCTGGATCCTCACCCCATCTATCGCCATTTACTGTTAATTTCCAGATAGAATTTGATCTCCAAGTATCCGGATAATCATAATATTCTTGACTTGCGACTGTTACAGTTTTCTTTGCATCTTGAAGCTCTGGCCAAGGAAAAAGACCTGCTGCTTTTCTGTAGGCTCTATTGACGGCCAAATCTATTGCTGTTGGCGAGTATAGGGTAGATTCGCTTCCAACTGTTAAGTCTGATTGTATCGCTGTACGCAGATCACTTAGTGTTTCCATACTTCAAATAATAGTTTGCCCTTTTAGGGGAAGGCAACACTACTCAACTTGATTCAAAAAAATAGTGTACTTAAAATTAGCTAAAGTGCTTGACCGCATTATTTCAAGTGTCGACTGTGAGTCTGTAAATTCTCCATATTCATTTCCTGCTGCTGTTCCATTGTCGTCCATGATAAAACCAATTCTATTTCCGCTTGACCATCCAGCCCTACCAATAATTTCCTCAACAATTGTTTTTACATTTACACCAAGACCATTTCCTTGACTTAAAGTGCTGTTGGAAGAAACAGAGGCCGTAGTTTTTGCCCTAGCAGTAGCAGGAGTACCACCATTAAAACTACTTGTATTGTCCTCATCTATTCCATAGACAATCATTTTGACTTGTCCTGATCCTAATCTATCTCCAATATATAAATTTAGAGTTGCGCTATAAACTGTTTCACTTTGGTCAAGAGTTACACCGCCTTGAGTTCTAACCGCCCCTTTTTCTACATTAAATATTGGGTCATTGTTACCAACATACCAATCTCCAGCCGTATATCCCAGATCAGATTCCATTCCCATTTGATCAGTTTGACTAGACACTCCTCCTTGCTGAATTGGATAAAAATACTTCCCTACATTACTTCTAGCTCTAACATATAAATTAGTATTATCCGCCCATGCAATAATGTCATGTGTATTTTCTGCCTCGTATACATCTATTTCAGATCCTATCCTAAATGGACTAATAAAATAGTCTGTATTATCACCCACCACCGAATTTGTAGCCACTGCTGAGTCTAGCTGTGTGTGGACAAGAAAAAAAGGCACATAGCCTAAATTGTGTGGAATTGTTACAGTTCTAGCACTGTCTGTTAAAGTATCGTTTCCTTGTGCATGTATTCTAAACGTCTGATATTGAGAACTAAAAGCAAGTTGCTGTGGAGTAGCCGTGTTAACATCAAATCCGGGTCTTGAAATTTTTATTCCGTATCCTGCTGTCATGTTATTGGATCTATTAAAATATAATACTTAATTTTAACGGTTTGGCTTGAAGTTGTGGTTATTTGCACGTTTAGATTAGTATCATCTGTCCAAGCCTTTACAATAGCTCCATGCACGTCATCTTCTGTAAAATTAGGATACCATCTACCACTATTTTCTACCTCATATAATACAAAATATGCCGGTATTACGGACAATCCATGAGCCACTGTTACAGTTCTTGATCCATTGGCAGTAGAACTTGTATCTCCTTCTAAAGCTATCTTTAGAGAATTTTTTTCACTATTAAATGTTTGCTGTAGGATATTTGCAGTGTGTACGCTATATCCATCCTTGCTTACCTTCATTCCATAATCATTTGTAGATACTATCGATGGAGCAGTACCTGTGTCTGCTGGCTCATAAAAGATATAGTAATATGCTTCTGTCTGGTTTGCGTTTTGCTGCTTAATATAAACCTTGGATGTATCGGCTCTTGCAACTGCTGTGCCAAGATCGGCAGTTCCTAAATAAAAAGCATCTGGGTTTGGCGTTGTGTCTTTGACATATACCAAAAACTGAGGCACATAGCCTAGATTGTGTGTTATTTCTGTCCAAGTACCAGAAAGTGAAGTTGTACCAGAAGAAAATACCTTTAAAAGTGTCATTCCGGTTTTTAAAGACAAATTTTTATCTCCCGCCGTATTTACGTCATATCCCGGCTCGGATACTTTAATTCCGTATGTGAAGGCCATAATTAAAACTCCCCGTATCCTATTAAGACTCTATCGTGTGTGCCATCGTTTACTATAATTGTCGGCTCACCATTTTCATCTACATCTATTACTACTCGATTGTTTCCTACAATTACTTGACCTGTGATAAAACTCCCTGATCTAATTTCCCCCTTAACAACTAAGTTTCCGTTCGTGTCCAGTGAAAAGGCTACAATTCCTGCCGTATCTCTACCAACAATTCCATTTGGTGTGATTCTTACGTCTCCAGTTTCACCGCTTTCAAAGTTGCCTATCTGAAATCCACCCGACTGATCTAGGGTAAAAGACTGCAACACTCTTCTGCTGCTAGTGTTTAGTGCTGTACTAAGCAATTCAACTGCTGTTCTTTTTTTAGGCATTGGTTTATCTTTGGCTGTAGTGGTCGAATAAAGTTGGTTTGTATCTTTGTCTCCGGAAGAAGATGGCATTGGAATTAGTTCTCCGGGAAATGGAGAATCTTCTTGCACTGTTGGTGTGTAGATCTTTTCCTCGGCCATTTTAATTAAAATAAACTCGGCTTCTAATAATGTTTGGTGTTGTGTTTGAGGCTGGATTTAATACAATTTTTTGCTCAACTACATCTGCTTCAAATCCTAGTCTGAAAGTAGCCTTTTTGCCTCCTGTTGTCGAAAATGCGCTACCGCCTTCTGCTGTATATGCCCTATTCCAGTCTGAGCCATGATTAACTTTAAAATACATTTCGACACTGCATCCTGCTGGAAGTGCTTCCATAAATAGCTCCGCATACTTGTAGTTTGTAATTTGCTCTGCGTTTTTAATAGGAGATCTAAACTCAAGTGATTCATAAGTACCAGTAGCCTTATTGTCTGGATCTACCGCTCTTACTCCATAACTGCTTCCGTCTCGATAAGAAGCAATTGTAACTCCGTCAATGTTTGCAACTGCGCCAATCTCATCTACATCCATCTCATACTCTAGCGTCATTGTAAAAGGCTGCTCTTTGTTTCTCCTGCCGTAATAATAAAGGCCGTTGTAACCTGAATCTGCCCCAAAGACTCCCCAGATGGACATATTGGATAAAGTTTGCCTGTCTGTCCAAGAGAGCGCTGTTTGCTCCCAGTCAAAGACTTGAATCTGCTCTGATTCACTAGTTGCGCCTCCGGGGTTTACTCTTCCACCACCGGGAAATCGTTTTGTAGGAAGTACGTCAACAAAGTTAGAAAATACCAATTCTCCATCATCTCCTATTTGAGCTAAAGGTACTTCACAATCTATCATGCCATTTATTCCCTTGTCTGGATATCCTGCTTTGTAGCTTCCAACCACTGCTCTTCCATTTCTTTCCATAATTGATTTAATGTAGTTTCCGGGTATTACATCAAGTGCTTCGTTTGTAAAAGAATCGTCATATCCAACCATTGCTAGTTTTGATCCATTAGCAATGATATTTGATCCACCTATTTGCTTCATTGTGTGCCAATCAGCGCCAGTTAGATTCTCGGCAACTGTTTCCACGTCTGTCCAGTTAGAATTACCCGGTATTTGTTTTTGTTTTACCTTAGTATCTGTCGCCCACTGTAAATAAGTATTTCCTGTCGTTGATGGTTTTTCTTCTGCTCCTTTAATAGCTCCATCTGGATCACGATATACATTTTTCCAATAACCAGTTGAGTATCTTCTGTAGATATATCCTCTATCCCCAAAGCCATATGTATTTCCATCTGAGCATTTAATTAAAAACAATATTAAATCTTGGAATATGTTTCCCAAGCCTGCGCTAGGAGATAAAGAAGGCGAAATGGAACTTGAACTAGAAGCACTAGAAGATGCAGACAAAGAGGCCGAGCTTGATGGCGAAGATGAGGCGGAAGGAGATAAGGAGGCCGATTTTGACAAAGAAGAAGTAGGACTAGGAGAAACAGACCTAGAAGCTGAACTGGACGGCGATTGAGAGGCAGAAGGAGACAAAGACATAGAGGAAGAGTGGCTTAAACCAAGTAACCCCTCTTCTTTCATGGCTTGACCACAAGAGAGAGTATTATTAGCTTTCCTGATATCTAAATTCTTTAGGAACTTAGCAGATCCTTTTGGTCCTCTATCGTTATAGCTACTAATTCCTCCAATCCAATCTTCAGTTTGAAATATAGGCATATATCAATAATAGTTTGGGTACTTAGGTCAAGGCAACCTAATAGTTTTCTGGAGGATATATTCTTGTATACTCGTTGTTTTGGCTGGAATAGTTATTGGAATAACTTGTGTTTTTGTCAGAATAGTTATTGGAATATTCAATCGGAAATATTAAATCAAAGTAATCAGTGGATAAAGAATAAGTAGTATCTGAAGCTGCTAATTGATAAACCCTACAAGCAACAATCCCTCCACCATCTTTATAATTAGTTAGGTTTGCCAGTCTTACTTCCATCTCAAAGTCTGCGTTTGCCGGAGAAGAAGAATTAGTTAGTATTGTTTCCCATCCGTTTGTCGTGTGATAGATTTGTAGATAAACAGGAGTACCAGAAGGAGCGAGTGTTGATCTACCTTCAAATTCCACCTTACAAGTTGTTTGACTTCCGGCAAAGTTTTTAAATTCATGGATTAAATATTTACCCTGTCCAGAAATTGCTACTCTGGTGTTATCTCTTACAGAAGCATTTGCTTCTTCTTGCTCTGAATATAAAGTTTCTAAATCACTATCATTGTTTGGTAAATTGTCTGCTGCTTGACGGCTATATGATGCATACCCCATTGATGGAGAAGGAGAAAATGAGGCACTAGCAGATCTTGATGGAGATATTGACGGACTTTCAGATGCAGAAGCAGATGGACTCTCTGATGCAGAAGGAGATTGAGAAGCTGATGCGCTCAAAGATGGAGACATAGATGGTGATTCAGAAGCAGACTGAGATCTTGATGCGCTTGCCGAAGCCGACCTTGAAGCGCTTCTTGATGCAGATGCGCTAGGTGACAAAGAAGCGGACGCACTAACAGAGGCGCTTGAAGAAGGAGATAAAGACCTAGATACTGAACTACTAGGACTTGTGGAGGCGGACGGAGACAAGGAGGCTGAGGCAGATGCAGATGCAGAGCTAGAGGCTGATGCTGAAGGAGACAAAGAGGCGCTTTGCCCGGCAAAATCTGTGTCTGTTGTGTCTGTAAAAGTTGGAGTGGTAGTACCAGTAACCGTATCATTATGATGTACCGCAATACGTCCAGCTCCACCATCTCCTCCTGATCTAAAGCCAACACCACCTGTACCACCAGACGCTAATAACTTAGTTGTTCCCAAAGTTGCAGTATCACATCCAATAAGAATAGATCCACCTGCCCCAGCTCCACCTCCTGTGTTGTCTGCGCTTGAGCTTCCAGTTGTTCCTCCATTTCCTCCTCCTACGTTTATTGTTCCAGATACAGAAATAGTTGCACCAAAAATAACCAAGATTCCTCCACCATTTCCACCTGATCCCGAATCAGCGTCTCCATTGCTTGCTCCACCGCCTCCAGCTCCTCCAAAAGTCATTGTGGTCAAGTCTGCTGCTCCAGATGTGCTTCCACCAGTTCCCTTTACTGTTGCGCTTGCTTGATCTGTACCATTTGAACCAGCTACACCATTTCCTCCTCCGCCTCCACCAGCAATTCCATCTCCAGAATAAGCGCCTCCGCCTCCATTTCCATTTGCAGAAGTTGAGGCACTACCAGCAGCAGCCGAACCCTCACCTTGAACTGCCTGAGTAGATGGTGAAGCCTTTGAAATTCCTCCTACAAATCCACCACCATTTGAAGGAGAGGTGTTTGCTCCATTTACGCCAGCAGTTCCAGTTCCGGTAATATCTCCTGTTACTGTTACAGTTCCGGTTGCGCCAAAGACCAATATTCCACCGGTATTTCCATCCCAAGCCGGAATTGTCCACGTTCCAGATTGTACTGTTACATCTGTGTATTGTGGTATTTTTATAGCCTGTGCTTGTGATGAGCCAGAATCGGTATAGGTATATTGAAGTGCTGTCTGTAGGGTCAATGAAGTTGTACCACCACCAGAAGAGACTTTGTTTATTTCCCACTGCCCTACACCAGTCCCTCTAGTTTGATGAATCAACAATAGGTCTCCATTTGCAAAAGTTGAACCAGAAGTAGTTAGTGTTGTAGAAGAAGAAGTACCGCTACAAGAATCCTTGGTAAGAGTAGGAACTGTTGCAGAAGAATATGCACCATCGCCACCACTTCCAAAAGGCTGTCCAGTTTGAACCCTAGTGATTTTTTGCCAAGAATTTAAAGTCGCCATTTACCAAAGTTTAGAAGAACCGATTAGGTAAAGGGAAGTAAGTCGGCTTTATCCCAGCCGGGAACTTGATAATCTTCTGCTTCCTGCCAGTTAATAAGTAGCTGCTGATTTTTATACTGGTCTTTTCTCCATCTTTGACCTGTAGCATTTGCTCCATGCTTTATATCCACATTAGGAGTCTCAGACTTCCATGTTTCGTACTTAAACTGATTAACCCAAGGGAATCTGCCATGCGTAAACGGCTCAAATCCCATATTACGCACCCAATTGTTAAATTCCCTATCATCCATTGTTTTAGCTGCCTCTTCTGTGACCTTGTAGCGCTCTCTAAAGTGTGTCAATGCTGCATCACGATAAACACACAACCCCGACAATTGATTAACGTCATAGTGCAATACATGGCCATCAGTAGAGCGGAGTAACCACACGTTTTGATTGTAGTAAAAGACATCTTCTTTTGGAGGACTAAAGTCAAAGTGAGTACCGCTATAAAGCACATCATGCTCACAAAAGAAAATAATATCCGATTTAGAATTTTCTAGCGCTGCCATAATCTGCTTAAACATAGTCAAATACCCTCTCTTGCCATGAGGAAAAAAGATATTCTTGCTACCAAAGTTTAATTTTTTGATTGACGAGCTAACAATTGGTATTCTTTTTTCTTCGCTGATTTGAAGGAGTTTGTCTCTAACAGGCTTTGCGATCTTTTCATCTAATTGACTATCTGTGTAATAAATTATGCCTTTTGTAATTCCCCATTCAGGAGGATTAAATTTATCCAGCAACCAAGACATCTTGCGTGTAGCTAGTGGCCATTTATCCTTTTGAAACAATTCTCTGGACTTTTCACGATTTTCCATAACTTTATCTTGTGGATTAGAGTATGGGAAGCCAAAATCTCCGCCTCTAGTTCTAAACATATGTGCATACCAAGTGTTTAAATTGGCAATGACCCTTCCACCGGATAACCAAGTCTTACAAGCTACTTCTACTCCTTGCTGTCCCCAACTGTGAAACTCTTCGCTACAAATATCCAATTCAAAATACTTCTGCTTTGTTAGCATGAAGCAAGATCCTTGAATAGACATTGTTTCTCGGTAATTGGTATCAAACGTGCCATCTAGTTTTTGTGCGCCTTTAATATTGTCTGCCCTTTTAGCCAGCTCCGAGAAATACTGGAAGTGCATGGTCTTATCAAACCTAAAAGTAAATGTTTGCGGACTCTTCTTTGGAATCCAGACAACTTTTTTCTCTGTTGGAAGGCCACAAACTTCACAAGGACCAGATGGAGATTGATATCTTTCGTGTCCATTCGCACAAACGAGGTTAAATACATGCAAGTTACGCATTAGCGGAATCATCGTTACGTCATCTCCTAGTTCAGCAAAAGCAGTAAGCATTTTTCTATCAAAGCCTTTATCAAAGGCACAATGAGCATCCACCTTCATAATATATTTGCCCTTGGCAATTTTGGCTGCCTGATTTGCTCCTGCTCTTTGTCCTACTGCTACCGGATTGTAGATAACAGTTACCCTTGGATCTGCTTTAAGTGGAGGGTTAGGCAAGTATCCATCTAGGATAACAATAATTTCAGTATTTGCCTCTATGTTTGAGAGAATATCATCAACTGTGTGTCCAAGCCATTCCTCATTTCTCGCCGGGATTATGATTGAGAGATCCATTGTTTGTTTCTGTCTAAAATAGATCTGGTTATCTCGGTATTGCATCCCATTGATTCTGCCCATGCACACCATGCATATACATCTTTTGGAATACATTTGCTATTCATTCCTCTTTTGTCTGGATAGATAAACGTCCACCATAGGTTAAACCTTGGGTCGTCCCCATACACTGCGTCTCGTATCGTGTAATAATCTACGCCGGCCTTTTCACAGACATCGTATAACTCCTGACACTGCGCAACTTTATAGGAAATAGCTCTGTTTTCGCTCAACTTAATAATTTCTGCCTCTAAATTGGTAACTTGAGTAATTTTCATGTTCGCATTGTAGACAGTGGTGTATAAATCAATTAGTTTTCTGCGATTTTCTACATCTCCGCCAATAATCATAAATGGCCTATCTTTCATTTCAAGCATAGGATGTGCTGGAGTCTCACCTAAGTATTCTGGTTGCATTACAATGTTTTTCTTGTATTTCTTTGACAGATAATCACAAGTTCCGGGATTAACAGTTGACCTAATTACCAAAAGTGGAGCGTCACACCAAGCAACAACTTCTTCTACAATTGAAGTATCAAGCTCATTTTCTCCTTTAACTGGAGTTGGCACTCCGATAAAGACCACATCGCACTTATTTATATCCTCTTTTTCTACTAACCACCCCTCCATTAACACCGGATCATACACTAGGGCATCAGGAAACAGCTTAAACATTGCTTTTCCTACCCACCCGTATCCTACAATCCCCACTTTTGTCATATTTTTGGAAATTCTGCTGTATCGTCAATTAAGAGGTCTAGTGGACATTTTTTGTTCATAACTGCGTGGTATCTAACATTGTTTTTATCTAGCCATTCAAAAGTAGCAGTCATTAACCAGTTTTGCCTAGCGGTATAGATAATCACAAAATCGTTTGGATAATAGGTTTCATTTATGTACTTAATCATATCTAGCCTTGGTTTTGCGTGTAAACAATCTTCCGCTGATATCCAATGCTCACCATCGCAAAGTGTGTTGTCTAAATCTACTCCTATTTTTCTTCTCATTGTCTTATTTCAGTTATTGTTTCTTCTAAACCATCTTTTAGTTTAGTTTTGGCCTTCCATCCACACATTAAATAAGCCTTTGAAGTGTTTCCCATCGTTTGCTGAGGCTCATAAACCGGATCAATGTAGTTAGGTATGTCATTTTTACCCATGATCATGCTTATCATATCATAAATTTCGTTTATTGTCGTGCTTTCCTCTGATCCGGCATTAAAAACTTCATTAACCGTATCTGTTACACATCCTAGTATCCAAAATAACTCGGCGACATCTTTTACATAAATAAAATCCCTTGCTTGTGTGCCATCTCCAGTAATCTCTGATTTTTTTCCTTTGATCATGTTGTCTATAAACTTAGATACGGCAGCAGCATATCCTCCTTTGGGGTTTTGTCTTGAGCCATAGACATTAAATGGCCTTACGATGTTGTATTCCAATCCATGTAGCTTGTAAAACAATTCACAATACATTTCACCAGTTAGTTTTGTTACCGCATAGGGAGACATAGGATTGGGAATAGCCGTTTCAGGAGTAGGGAGATTGTGCTGTATTCCATATAGTGCAGTACTAGAAGCAAATATAAATCTTTTCACTTTGTTTTTCACGCACCAATTTAAGACGTTTAGCGTTCCAATTACATTTACTTCTTCAAACAAAATAGGGTCTAGTATGGATTCTTGTGGTCTTGTTACAGCAGCTAAATGAAAAACAATATCAATATCTTTAAAGTGTTCCTCTTGATCAAAGAGTATTGATCCTTCTATTACTGTTAAATCTTTATGCTTAGGTAAATTAGTTCTTTTGCCTACCGAGAAGTTATCAATTACAACAACCTTGTTTCCATAAAACAAAAGGGTATCCACTAAATGGCTTCCGATAAAACCTCCGCCACCAGTACAAAGTATTTTCATCTGTAAAATTTCTTTCTAGCGCCAAACATTTCAAAGTCATATCTAGAATGACACTTATTACACAGTCTTTGCCAATCGGTTAATTTTTTTAAATAACGACCACTTTTGTTGGACCATTGCATATTTTTAGTATTTGCACATTTTTCACAAACCCCATATTTTGCCTTTCCCAAATTTCTTTCAACCCAATCATGTAGTCCATCCTTAGTTTTACCTCTAAAGCCACTTCTTCTACCTTTATTCCAGGGGATTGCTCCTTTAACAAAACTAGTAGGATTGTGCTTTAATAATTTATATTTTAAACCTTTTGGTCTAATTCTATGTTTATACCCACACTTCTTACAATAATTGCCTTTATATGACTTAGGTTTTTCACAATCTAAACATAATTTCATTTTTTAATTCTACCAATAAAACCAGCCATTGTAAACTCATAGTGCATTTTTAATCTCGTGTACCATCTCCAAGTGTCTGTTCTCTAAAGCTCCATAATCCCGATCAGTAGAAAAGACTTCAAACTCAAAAATCGGCATACCCACCCTTTTAGCAGCAGTTATGGCGTTTACAATATTAGGAGATGTACCACTACAAGAGATCGTTATTAGTAGACACTGGCTTGGATCACACTTACTTGCATATAAATCAATCTGCCTGCTGTATGCATACTCGTATCCAAAATCATTTCCAATCATAGTAACAATAGAAACATTGCTGTTTAAACAGATTGCCATTACACCTTTGGAGAATAAATCATTACTTAGATGCTCTGCTGTTGCAGCACTTCCGCCATTTCCACATACAAACACAAACTTGGAGGCTTGAATCTTTTGTTTTAACTCTTTTAATACAACTTTATTCATTGTGAAAAATTATCCTGCTACCATGATCTACAAATCTAAAAGGCAGTTCTTTATAGTCTATTAGTGCTTCTCTAATTTTAGACCTTTTATTCGCCGGAAACATCACCAATAAAAATCCACCGCCTCCAGCTCCTACTACTTTTCCACCTATTGCTCCAGCTTCAAGTGCTGTTTGATACATCTCGTCTATTCTTGCATTTGTTACTCTTTCGCTTAACTGTCTTTTTGCCATCCAATAAAAATCAAGCAACTTACCAAACCTCTTTAAATCGCCTACAAGCAGGCTTACCGCTCCATCATGTGCTAATTGCTTGTTTTGATCCAGAAGTGCCTTGTTGTTTGCTACATTAAACGAGGAGAGTACCTTGTTTGTGTCTCTAGTCATACCAGTGTAAAAAAGCATTAAACTGTTGTTAAAGTCCTCTTTTACCGAGTCTGCCATTCCAATTTTGTTTCCAAACACGTCTCCGCCTTGCGTAAGCTCTATTAATCTAAGTCCACCTAGTGCAATAGCGTGTTGATCTTGTATTCCAATCGGTTTTTTAAGTATATCCAGCTCAATTTTTACAGCCTCTTCTGCTAACTGTTTAGAATTAACAGTTTCCCCTAAATAGGTATGTAGTGCGTTTAAAAGACCTATTGTTACAGCACTACTTGATCCAAGTCCGCTTCCTTGGCTTGGGATATCAGACAAAAATGAAATTTCTATACCCTTTTCAATTCCCAGCATCTTTAGAGCCGATTTAACTAGTTCATGCTTTAATTGATACGGCTTTTTAACAGTTTCTTTGATCGTGTAGTTAACTATGATCAAATCGTCAAATCTTTTCTTAACAATGCAGTAAATGTACTTATCAATGGTTGTAGATAGCACCAGTCCGCCATAATTTAAAAAATACTCCCTAAAATCAGTATTTCCTCCTAAAAAGGATAGTCTAAGTGGTGTTTGAGAGATAATCATAGTCGTTTTCTTAAATTT